CAAGTTGATGGTCCACATAGGGCACTACACAACAAGAGTCAACACTGCACGCTGTCAGCCAGAGCGATTTTACTGGCAAGGGAAATCCAATTCTCACCTCCCGAGGTGGAAAAAGGCGGTAAGGCACGCCAGCCCATAATACACTTGTGTGTTCTGACCACACAAGGTAGTTTAACGACTTCGGTCAAAGTAACATTTAGATCACCAAGTAATCATCAGTGCCCACAATGTACACTGTACAAGCGGCGCCAGCTGATGGTAAAACCTGGGATGTAAATGTGATAGTAGCCCCGCCGGCCAAATAACCAGTCACTTTATATAGAGCTACAAAAGCCAGCTTTGTGGCAGTGGTCCCTACCCCATTTGCATGGGCACCTATGGAGGCGCCTGTACCTGAAAACAACACGTCTGTCAGGTTGGAGGATAGTGTTGGCATCACCATTGATAGTGCTGCTGTGGAACTGCCTTGCCATTCTATATGTATAAAGAATGAGCCGCTCTGTATTGTTGGGGAAAAAGTGATTGCCGTGGTACTACAAGACACGTCCAAATCACTATATGAGGCCACCTGTGTTCCAAGTGGCCCTCCATTGATGTATGATGTCGCGTTACTCAAATAGGCTAAGCCCTGAGTTGCATCACCATTAGACATCTTGGGTTTGAAACACTCAATGTCATACGATACCCACAGTTCTCCTACAGTGGAGACTGCTTGAGCACCTATAGATGCCAACTGAAATGTTCCGATGTCATATAGTTTAATATCTTGTCCCGACGGCAAATCTGACTCCCGTACATAATATAGGTTGTTTGGTGTCATACGAGGATCGCACTCAATAGCATGTATCATGGACATGTTGGGAGGACCACTGGTCGTAAACTCATGGTTCTCCATCTCAGTCTTTGATGTAAAATTAGGCTGACTCGGATTGTACTGTGTCGACATTATCATAGATCCTAGTGCCGTATTAGTACTACCTGTGGAGTCAGAACTCAGGCTATTGATGCACATGACCATTCCATGAATTTTGTACTGTTGGTACTTAGACACTATACCGCTTCCCCATGGCAAAAATGATGCCAACCCGGGATTCATGGCCAAAGCAGTTAACGAAAATGTGGTTGAACTACTAATGTCCCCTAGGTATTCCTTGTGACTAAAACGTATGGAATGTTTGTCGTTAAATATAGGTACTGAACCCCGCATTAACGAATTGTTTTGTATTTTATAATCTCCAGCACCAGATATCTTGGACACGTATGCACCAATTCCGGATCCTAAAATGGCTCCTGACGGTCCGCCCAGATATCCCCCTACAGCCCCTCCGCCTGACACTAAAGCTTGCTTAACGGCAGCCTTGACCAGACCCTTCAACGATGTTGTTGAAGCGGGATTCTGCTTTGGTGGTTGAGAATTGCGTTTCTTCATGCGCTTCTTGGCGCATGGAGTGCTATTACCAATTGCCAACGCCAGCCGGTTATATGCTCCGTGCACATACACGCCCAGGTTTAAATTAGCATAGCTAAGTGTTGTGAACAACACATGCAACGCAATGTGTGAAGCTGGGGCTCCGAGGTCTATTTCCTCTTGCCCAAACTTTATGGCGTTATTGACGGCATCTGTGTATGAACTAGCCCCAGTCAACTTTTCTATTTCCTCCTCCATAGGAACGGTGAAACATAGATAGTCTTCTTCTGCGGATGTCCATGTGATGTCAGCCCCGCCAATAAATGTCCCTGTGTCAACCTCAATACCGCGATCAAACAAGTCACCCTCCAACTTAGCTGGCAACATGTCCAAATTCACGGTCATCATTATTCCTTCAAGAGCAATGACATCAGCAACGTCGAATCCGTATCGTTCAGCGAACTGAACGTAGGTTTCAGAACTTGGGTAAAAAATATCCCCGCCCATCACCCGAAATGGATTTTCATGTCTGTTGTCGTAGTAGGGTGTCAAATTTTTACGTTCACCGGAACGCACTATAGCTTCTAAAAACACTCCTACTACCGGTACATGACGATATACCGGCAGTGCACTCTTTGCAGCTCCATATAAGAGACGCTTGAATAATTTGGGGGGGTGGTTGTGGTGGTTCATGCCAAATTTAGACAGAAACCTAAACGCCCAGCCACCAAACAAAGGACGGCCATTCACATTATAAAATGAACCAGAACAAAATGTGCATGCATATATGTTGTCTCGAGGAAACATGACTGCGGTCATGCCCAACTCTGAATACACACGCACAATATTGTCTGGCAATGGCTCATTTGATCCTACTACACCGTCATCGCCGGCAACCATGCTCTTCAATTTATTTGACTCGTGAGCGGCACGGTTGACGTACTTAGTGATAAGAATATTGATGAGCCCGTTGAAATCACTGGTGTGAAAGTCACCCGATTTCCTATTATGTATGTGGCTGTACTTAACAGACTTGCGTCTATTAGCAGCACTGATCACACACCAGTTCTTAAACAACCAGTCTTTCTCTTTCCAATTGGTTACTTTAGTCAAACAGAAGTATTGTTCAATATCCTCTATCATCCGTTTGTGGATGGACCCGTCCCAATTAGACACATCAATTTCATACAAAAACGCCATATTACTGAGTGTTTCAGCAAATTTACCAACGTCAGCTGGTTTGCACCCTGACATGATAAAGTGGTCGTGCTGCAATGAAAATTGTGACAGCAGCTGTTTATGCAAACTAGCAAACTGGGGTCCAAAATACCCTAGATACTTGTTTGTAGGGGCGAACAACGCCCTAGGCTTAAAATCATCTGGGGCCTTTCCCAGATATGCTTCTCCTTTCATGAGAAGTTGCCGTACGGCATCCCGATCATCAAGAGGTTCTTTGCATTCCTCCCAAATGATAGTAGCCCTACGTGCCCCATACTGTTGTTTCAACCATGTCATTGTGTCGGGGGGGTCCAACTCAATGGGATCAAGTTTGTCAATCTCTGACCTGGCAAACTTTATGAAATCATTCATGGTGTCTTCATTAATGGCACGCTCAGCCGCCATGCGTATCCGTATTGCAGCCTCCATGTTCAGATCGTCACGGGCTGGATATGTCATAGTGGCATTGGTACTGGTGCCGAAAATTTCAACAAATTGTTCCTTTGCCACGGGAATCGGATCTACAACCAACTTAGCTTCCGGGGCCATGGCAGGGAAAGGGCGAATATCACGTTGATACACAGATTTACGCAATAACACCTTGGCACAGGGGATAATGGACATGGCTTTAGGAAGCGTTATGTCTGACACCATAGTGTGCAGGCAATAATTTTCCAGACCCATAGACATCAACCCTGTAAAGGCATCATTGGCTTGTAATCCTGCAACGGCTCCACATGTGACTATAAATAGCGTCAACATGGATGTGATAAGGACCGCGCCCAAGATTTCCG